TCTCTGCGGTTGTTAAACCAAATCCTTCATTATTGGCAATGTTAATTGTACAATCAACACCATTATAAATTTCATTTAATTTATCTTGTTCTAATTTTAAATTTGTAAACTTAACATCATAGTCACCACAAAGAGCATCAATAACCGCAGGTAAATCTGTTCCATTTTCATCAACTGGATTTGTGTGCATTAATAGTAAACACTTATCGGCCTTCTCTTTTGGAAGCATATCACAAAATAATCTGAACGAATATATCACATCACTTGGTTGTTTCCTTCTAATGTTTCTGCTGTTAAAAAATAAAACAAAATCATATTTCTTATGTCCATGAATTAAATTATTAACATCGTCTGATATTCTATCCAACGGTTTAAATAAATCTGGATTAATACCGTGAGGAACATAAGTAATTTGCCAATCTTTTAATGGATTAAATGTTACCTTATCGGTTCGTTTACCGACACGATGAACAATACCATATGTTTGTTTAGATATACAACCTAACCAATCACAAGATTCGTAAAAATCTCTATTGTATTGTGGGTCAGGTAAATCATCCCATATATGATAAAATAAAATTGGTGTGTGTTGTCTAATTTCATGTTCATTATCATATAACCACTGCCAATAATGAGGATCAGTAAAATGTAAAATAGCGTCAGGTTTTTCTTCAGCAATTAATTTACGAAGAATTCCCATATCACCATATCCATTATAGGGTATTATTTTTAAATAGGCGTCCTTAACACCGGTTCTTGCTCTAACATCATCATTAACATCAACAGTTTTACCAAACTCAGGATGTTTTATTGCTGCACCCAATTGAACCCAATCATATTTGTGTAATGTACCTAACACAATTTCTTTTGACATCGTAGCAATACCAGATGTCATTCTTAAATCGTCAGATAATAAAAGTATTTTTTTCTTCATATTAGTATTTGGATCCACTTACTGACAAATCAGTATAGTTGTTTATTTTATTTCTATAGGATTCATCTTTTATGTATAAATCCAAAGACCTATTAACCAATTTTTGTAAATTAATATTACCATCTATTGCGTTAATTTTAAATTTTTTGTAGATACCTTCTAAGATATGAACACTTGTTAATTTTTTTTCTACTATCATATTCAAATATATATTTATTTATTGATATATTACATTGGTTAAAAAATATCGTCGATTAAGACGATACTTCCATAAATCGTTCATATGAACGATACTATTGATTATTTAAACGGTCAATAATAACCTCAATTTGAGGATTACCATTGGTTTGTTCTGGAGCTGGCGCGGGTTGGGTAACAACTGGCGTTCCTGATTCAGTTAATGTTATTGTTGATACTGCAGCTTGTGCTGAAGAATTTTGTTTGTTTTGCTTGCACCCACATCCCATAGTGATTCTTTTTTTATAAATATTTTGGTTTATTGTTTTTTATTTCCTATATTTTACTAAAGTATACAAAAAAAATATTAAAAAACAAATGGAAAAAGACTTTAAACCTGTAAAAAGTGTACATAATTCAAATTATGACGCAATTAAAAACATTATGGAACTTTATAAAATCGAAAGATTTGATTTAGATTGTACATATTCTAAGGGTGCATTTTGGAAAGACCTACCTGGCCCCGTTCATAAGTCTGATTTGTTACCAATAAATGACACGGTAATTGGTGCCAGTTCTGAAGATTTACCATTTCCCGATGGTTCTATGTCGAGTATAATGTACGACCCACCATTTGTTATAGCTGGTGCAACATATAAAAACAATAAAGAGGGGAGTTCTATAATTTCTAAGAGATTTGAGGGATATACCAATTATGATGATTTGATGAAAAATTACTTTAATACCCTAAAAGAACTATATAGAGTGTCCGTAAAAGATGGATTAGTTGTGATGAAATGTCAAGACACGGTATCGGGAGGTAAAAATCATTTTACACATTCTATGATAATGAATATGGCAATGGAAATTGGGTTTTATCCTAAGGATTTATTTATTTTAGTGTCTAATGTAAGAATTAACAGTTTTGGAACAAAATGGACCAAACAAGAACACGCGCGGAAGTATCACAGTTATTTCATTATTTTACAAAAAACTAAACCTAAAGTTAAATACGATTATAAAAAATTCATTAATTAAATATTTATATAAAAGGTTTTACTAATGAATATTAAGAAAAATAGATATAAAAACCCAACATCTTGTGTCTATAAAATCGTAGTTAAAAATTATCTCTATATTGGAAGTACCGCTATTTTTTCAAAAAGAAAATACGAACATTTTTGGAAATTAAAGAAAAATATTCACCCTAATCAAATACTCCAAAATATTTTTAACAAATATGGTGAAAAAGAATTTATTTTTTCAATCGTGGAGGAAATTGAAGTTAATAAATTAATCGAAACGGAACAAAAATATATTGATTTATATAGGGATAATGATGATTTTAGATTAATTAATATTTTAACAACCGCAGGATCAAGTTTAGGTTACGTTTGTTCTGAAGAAACACGAGAAAAGAAAAGAATTTCAATGTTAGGTAAAAATAAAGGGAATAAGAGAAATGTTGACTTTTGTTTAGAACAATCAAAAAGACAAAAGGGTAGAATAATAACCGAAGAATGGAGACAAAAAATTTCATCTTCACTCAAAGGAAGAAAGGGTCCTAATAAACCAAAAAGATTTATTGAAATAAACAATAAAATTTATTCGTTTAAGGTCTTTTCTGAAATGGTTAATTGTGATGTTAGTACACTTTACCAAACAAAAAAGGAATACACCGAAAAAAAATATAATTGTAAAATTATTATTTTACAGGATTCTGAGGAGATCCCAAGTACATAGCCACTTTATCCCCTACTCTCCATCCATTTGACGTTCCTGCGGGAAATTCAATGACATGGTCACCGATACCTGTGTATTTAGGTGGATTCATTCGATGAGAATCCTCAACTGGACAATTTGAATGAATGTGGTTGATTCGATTATTAAGAACAAAAATAATATCCAAAGGTAATAGACAGTTCTTCATCCAAAATGAATGGTGTCCCTTACCCATTTTAAAGACCATACAACCATCCAATGACTCACGACCCATCATACCCCTACGAATGTCTTCTGGCGTTGACAGGTACTCTGCATTGAAGGTTTTATTATTAATATGAACAGACATAACTATAATTATTTGGAATTATAAAAATAAATCATTATATTTGAATTATGAATAGTATATTTGACGGTTTGTTGGAATTTCCATCACAAAATGATTTCGATTCTTTCGTGGAGTCTATGGATAAAAACAGCGCAATTAAAATGATTGAACTCTCAATCATTACCAATCAACAAAAAGGTGTGTATTCCTTAGAGGAGTCTCACATATTATATAAATGTTTAATTAAATTAAAAGAAAATGCAAATCAAAATCAGGGAGATAGTATACATAATGATGATACTAACGGGGATATTAATTGAAAAATATGGAATTAAAAACGCCAATCCAGAATTAGTAAAATATTTTGGTTGGGGGGCAATTAGTTTAGGTTCATTTAACTTGGTATTAGACTACCTTAGAAAACCTAAAAAGAAATAATGTACGTTAAACAAACCATAATATATGTTATTATAATAATGATAGCATCAATATGGATAACATATGATTTAATAAAACATAAAAAAAAATAATATGGCAAAGTACACCAAAAAATGGGACAAGGAGTTTACTAAAAAGTACTCCAATTGTCTAAAAGAATTAGAGTCTCTTGAGAGAGAATTTAAAACTATGGTTGAGGATAATCCAGATAATTATATATCCGTTTATCCTGAAACATCGAACATTGAGTTAGGAGAAGAAAATGGTTTTTACATTTATGATTGTGGTAATGATGCTGACCCCCATGTTGACATTCAATTATCAAGTACAATTGGTTCTTTTAATTTTACATTTAGTGATGTGAAAAAACTTATTGAGTTTAGAGATGAATTAATGAAGGCGATTGACACATTTAAAAGACCATTAGAAAAAGAAAAAAACATCATCGACTCAGATTGTGATGAGGATTTACCAGAAGATACTGAAGAAACAGAATGGGAAATTAAAGCCGAACAACCATTAGTGCAATCATGGACGTATACTGTTATGGCTAAAAGTGCTTGTGAAGCAATAAAGAAAATAGAAGAAGGAGAAGAAGATGGTGTAACAAATAACGATGATAATGAATATTACGATTACGGTGATATTGAATATGAAGCAATTTAAAAATTAACAAATATGAGCAAAGTAAAAATTTCAACAGAAAAGGGTGATATGATTGTGGAGTTATATGATAACGAAACACCAATCACAACAAATAATTTTAAAGATTTAATCGGTAAAGGATTTTACAATGGATTAAATTTCCATAGAGTAATCCCAAACTTTGTAATCCAAGGCGGTTGTCCAAATGGAAGAGGTGATGGTGGACCTGGACATAATATTCCTTGTGAAGTAAATGCTGATAAACAATATCATGATAGAGGAGTTTTATCAATGGCACACGCGGGAAGAGACACAGGAGGTTCACAATTCTTTATTTGCCATAGTCGTGATAACACATCACACTTAGATAAAAACCACACTTGTTTTGGTAAAGTAATTGAAGGGTTAGATGTTATCGATTTAATTCAACAAGGAAGTAGAATTAATACAATAGAGTTAATATAATGGTCAATTATTTACTTATTTTATTTTTTCAAATCATGTTTAATATCTTCAAAGTTATGGAGATAAAATTCACATATGAAAATAATATTAAAAGTTTGTTAGTTAATAGTTTTTGGATAAGTCTTGTTTCATTGGGTGCAACCTACTAC